CCGAAGGGCATCAACTGCTTTTCGCTGCGCAATCGCCTGAAAATGCTGATCGCCAGTAACAGCGATTGGGTGGTCCCGGTCACTGAAGACGAGCGGCGCTATCTAGTGCTCGACGTGAGCGAGGCCAAGCGAGGCGATCGAGAATACTTCAACAAGCTGCACGCGGCGATCGAGAACGGCGAGGCGGCGGCCATGCTGCATGAGCTGATGCACCTGGACCTGACGGGCTTCAGCCATCGCGACGTGCCGCACACTGACGGGCTCAACCGCCAGAAGGCCGAGGGCCTGGACAGCGTAGGCCAGTGGTGGATGAGCTGCCTAACTGAGGGCCGCATCGTCGGCGGGCGCGTCTACGAAGACACCACCGGCGACCCGCCAATCGGCACAAGGTATTGGCCGGGCGAGCTGAACAAGGCGCGCGTGCATGATGCCTACGCCGAACACTGCCGAATGCACGGCGAGAAACACCCGAAGGCCGAGCATGTTTTCCCCCGCATCTGGCGGGAAAAATATGCGCCATCAATCGGCGAAACGCGGCCTAACGGGCTGCCGAGACGGTGGCAGTTCCAAAGCCTGGAAGACCACCGTGCCGAGTTCCTGGCGAAAATGGGCATCGATGTTTGGGATTGGTCGGAGGATGCCGACGACGTGGTGACCCCATTCCCCGGCGCGGAGGCGGCGAAATGAGCACGCTTGCAGAGATGGGCTTGTGGGATGAGCCGGAGACCAATCCAGGCAATCCGGCTGCAATCCAGGCTAGGCCCTCGGAGAAACCCGCGGATTCACTGGCTCAATCCAGGCAATCCACGAAAACCGGCCATTTTCACCAAGTCACACACGCGCGCGGGCTTCACACGCACACACACGCATATGCGCACGAGAAAAATGCTTCTCGCACGGGGCAGCAGAATAACCTGGATTGCCTGGATTGGGTGGATCGAGCCAGCAAATCCGAGGCTTTGAGAAACCGCGAGCCTGGATTGAAAACGGCCGGTTCTGGATTGCCTGGATTGTCCCCGGCATCCCTGCATCCAGCCGGCGACGTGGACCTAGGCCCGGACGACCCCGGCGACGACGGGCTCGAATGGGCAGGCGAAGTCGAGGAGGTGCAGGCGCAGCCCAGCGAGCCCAACTGGTACAGGCCCAAGCCGCTGACCGCCGGCTCGCTCGTTGCGCGGTTGTGTGCCGCCGGAGCGACGGTCAGGACATACGGCGGTGAGGCGAGCATCGAAGCACCTGCCGGCATCCCCGCCGACCTCCTGCGCGAGGTCGAGGCGCGCGGCTGGCGCATCATCCCCGGCGGCAGGGCCAACCCCGAGGCCGAACACGACTCATGGCTCGCAGGCGTCCCGATCGCGGAGTTCGATCCATGAGCGCACTGCCGCCGCCATCGACCGGCCCGCCTGTGCAACGACATCCCGCCGCTCGAGCGGGCGACGACGGCCAGCTCTGCCAAGAACACAACCGTCGCCGCCCTGACCACGACGACCCCGATCAAGGGATGCCATCATGGCTGAGACGAGTTTGATCCCCATCGCCGCCAATGCAAATGCGGCCGAGCCCCTCGTTGACGTGAAATGACCGGCGAGGACCTCCTGGCCCAGGCCGCCCGCGTGGTGCGTGATCGCCGCCGGACCTACGGCGAGCCCGAGCTACTCTTCGCGCGGGTCGCTGAACGCTGGTCCCAGGTGCTGGGCACGAAGGTCACCGCGGCCCAGGTCGCCATCTGCCTCTGCGATCTCAAGGTCGCCCGGTTGAGCGTCGACCCCGGCCATCTCGACAGCCTGGTCGACGTCGCCGGCTATGCCGCGATCGTCCGTGAGGTGCAGCGATGAGCCCGGCGGCACCGCGGAGCCCCCTCGCCCGGCACGTGCAGAGCGAGGCCAACCCGCTCGAGCTGGAGGCCATGCGCAAGCGGGCCTGGCAACAGCAGGGCGTGGTCGTTTTGCAGCCCGAGGAAGTTGTCGATCCGTGGCTGCGGCAGGCGTTGTTCACTGAGGCTGAGCGCCGGTACGGACGCAGGCGGGGGAGCGGGCAATGAGCCGCAAGGCCAAGCGCGCCAAGGCCAGGGCCAAGCCCGCGGCCTGGCGGAGCCCGCTGCTGCTGGAGGAGGTGCGCGAGACCGATCCGGATGGACGGATCGTCCTGCATCATCGGGTGGTCGATACGCTGGGACGAATGCTCAATGCCGGCACGATCACCCATGTGATGGTCGATGCCGGAAGGACCTTCGAGCGGCAGTTCATCCTGGCCCAGCTGGACCCGCTTAGGGCGCCGGACATCGCCCGGATCCCCGGCAATGGGCGCGACGCCGACCCCGGCGACATCGGCGTCGCCGCCCGCGAGCAGGTGAATCGTGCGCTCCGGACCCTCGGCGGCCATGACGGGGCTATGGGCTCAGTGGTCTGGCACGTGTTGGGGGCTGGCTGCTCGCTCCGGGAGTGGACGCTGCGGCAGGGCTGGAACGGCCGGCAGCTGCGCCCGGAGCAGGCGTCCGGCGTGTTGATCGCGGCGCTCGACCTGTTGGCCGGGCACTACGGCATGCGGGCACGGCGGGCAGCCTAGGAGCCGATCCCCCAGATCCGCCGCACCTTGGCGGTCCTGTACGCATCAGCGCCCGTTCGGTCGCAGATCGCCTCGGCCGCGCTGCAGTGTGGGCAGGCACGCGGGTTCTGAGAATACCACTGCCCCGAGACGAGAAATGGCTGACCGCATGCAGGGCATTTGACGACGGCGTTATTGCCTTTGCCATCGATGATGTGGGCAGGCTCGAACTGGTACATCGGCGTCCCATCCGGATGGTGCGAGAAGGAACGCTGACTACCGCAAGGTTGTCAATCGGATGGCTGCCTGGTGACCGCCCCCGGCCCGCCATTTTGTGGTTGACGCAAGTGTCCATCACAAGATATGGAAACGCTTATCATCGCAGGAGTTGCGAGAGAGCCGGTGACCAGTTCAGCCTTCAGTCCGCCCGCCTGAGTAGTGAGCACCAGGCTGGCTTCTGCCAGCCGGCTCCGGATGCTTTTCAGTCAATAAGCAGTCACTAAGAATATATATCAGACGGGCAGAGACCAGTAGAGAGCGGACGGTTCGCATTCGACTATGAAATAAACATAGGTCTTTCATTGAACGACCGATCAGCAAATACATAAAGTTTACGGGTCCTTCCTAGGCGAATACTATGCTGGGGGGCTGCGCCCGGCACTTCGCTACGGACAGCCCGGGAATCCGGGTTCGCAGTTCGCACTCCAGGTTCGCACCACTCGCGCGAAAGCCGCCAGTCTGGCGGCTTTTTCGACTCCTGGCTCTGCGCACCTCGGGTGCGCACTCCCGGCGCAGGTTCGCACCCCGGTCCGAAGTTCGCAGGTTCGCATTCGAGGATCGCCGATGGTCGCCACGTCCACCGCGCTCACCGCTTTGGCCGAGCGGCTGGAGCTCTGGCCGATCGAGCGGCTCCGGCCTTACGAGCGCAATCCCCGGACGCACAGCGCCGACCAGGTGGCGCAGATCGCGGCGTCGATGGTCGAGTTCGGCTTCACCAACCCGATCCTGGTCGATGAGGCAGACGGCATCCTTGCCGGGCACGGCCGGCTGATGGCGGCCCGCGAGCTGGGGCTGGGCGAAGTACCGGTGGTCCGGCTCGGGCATCTGACGGCGGCGCAGAAGCGCGCCTATGTCATCGCCGACAACCAGCTGGCGCTGCGTGCAGGGTGGAACGAGGAGCTGCTGGGCGAGGAGCTGGCCTGGCTCCGGGACGAGACCTTCGACCTCGATCTCCTTGGCTTCGATGCGACCGAGTTGGAGCAGTTGCTGGCGCCGAGCGGCGGCGAGAACGAAGGTGCCGAGGACGATGTCCCCGAGCCGCCGGCGGAGCCGATCTCCAAGCCGGGTGATCTCTGGCTGCTAGGCGATCACCGGGTGCTCTGTGGCGATGCCACCATGCTGACGGACGTCGAGCGCGTGCTCGCCGGCTCCCTCGCCGACATGGCCTGGACCGATCCACCCTACAACGTCGACTATGGCAACAGCGCCAAGGACAAGCTCAGAGGCAAGGATCGGCGGATCCTCAACGACGCGCTCGGTGACGGCTTCGGGACCTTCCTGCAGGACGCCTGCACCAACATACTCACCGTCACCAAGGGTGCCGTCTACATCGCCATGAGCAGCTCGGAGCTGCACACGTTGCAAGCCGCGTTCACCGCCGCAGGTGGCAAGTGGTCGACCTTCATCATCTGGGCGAAGAACACGTTCACCTTGGGCCGTGCCGACTACCAGCGGCAGTACGAGCCGATTCTCTACGGCTGGCCACAGAACACCGAGCACTACTGGTGCGGCGCCCGGGACCAGGGCGATGTCTGGTTCTTCGACAAGCCGGTCAAGAACGCCCTGCACCCGACGATGAAGCCGGTGGCGCTGATCGAGCGAGCGATCCGCAACTCGAGCAAGCGCCGCGACATCGTCCTGGATCCGTTCGGCGGATCGGGGTCCACTCTGATCGCGGCGGAGAAGACCGGGCGGCAGGCCCGGCTGGTCGAGCTCGATCCCCGCTATGTCGATGTCATCGTCAAGCGCTGGCAGGACTGGACGGGCGGGGCCGCGACGCTGGAGGGTGACAGGGGGACGTTCGAGGATTATGCCACCCGGCACGTCGCGAAGGAGTCGGTGGCCTCCTAAAGAGCCAGAGCCTGATCCTCCCAGTCGCCGCGGATAAAGCTGTCGACAGCGAAAGCGCCGTGGTCCGCCCAGAGAACGCTCAACACCTTCTCGCCGTGCCAGACGTCGAGGCCATAAGGCAGGCCCGGGCGGCTGCGCTGTTGCTCCAGGGCGCGCCGGTAGCCCGGCGAGGCAGCCTGCTCTGCTGCCAGTTCGTTGAACGGCGTCCAGTGATTGAAGAGCCAGGGACCGAGCTCGAGTGCGATGATCCGCACGGCGTCACGTTGCACTTGCAGCTTGCCGCGCTGACGGATCAACGGCAGCAGGTGATCTCGCAGCGACAGCGCGCGGTCGTTATCCGAATAGACGAGTGTCAGGCTCATGGATGATCGTAGCACGTCACTCACGGTCGCTGAAGCGATTGCGGAAGTCGATCCGGGTGCAATCGTGTCTCGGCTGACCAGCGTAGATCTCGTTGGCCAGGAACTGCTCCTCCTCGCCGAGATCGGCGTCGTCGATGTCGCGGAACCAGGCCTTGGGTCGACCATCCTCGCCATTGCTCCAGCGATAGCCGCGCGCCTTGAGCCGATCCTTGAGGTCGAACTCGGTGTCCAGCGCCCAGATCCGCCAAGCCCGCCGCCGGGCGTTCTCGAGGAACATTGGCAGGACGGGCTGACCACTCGTTGGCAGGGTCAACGACAACAGGTGCAGCACCGCCCGGCAGTCGTTCAGGGCGCGATGACCGTCGAAGAAGTAGCCGAACCGATAGAGCAGATAGTCGAGGCTGCGGCTGCGGAGGCCCTCCGCCGCCCAGGGCACCTGCTCGCGTGAGCAGCCCCAGGGCGTGTCGACGAAGACCGGAAAGCGCCGCTCCATGAACCGACGATCGAAGCCGGCATTGTGGGCAATCACCAGACTGGCGTCGGCGGCCAGAGCGGCGACCGTGTCATCATCGAAGGTCTGACCGCGGACGTCGTCATCGGTGATGCCGGTGAGCCGGCTGATCTCTTTCGGCACCGGCATCCCGGGATCCTCGAACCCGGCATAGCTGTCGCGGACGCCGTAGAGGACGCCCTCGGAGGAGAAGTCGAAGGGCAGGATCGCCAGCTCGATGATCTTGTCGCTCGTCGGATCGAGGCCGGTCGTCTCGACATCGACGATCAGGCCAAGGCGCCTGGCAGCGGCATCGTCCTCGGCGTAGCGCTCGACGACCGGCACGCGCCTGAGGACTCGGTAATCGCCGCTCTGCTCCAGACGCAGGGCCAGGTCTTCGAGCTCTTCGCGATCGGCCATGGATTCCCTTCCGCAGCCTGGCATCCTACGTGAGTGATGCCGCCGGTGCTCGTTGGCGGATCAGTCAGTGAGGCCTTCTCGAACCATCGTCTTTTTTAACTGCTCGACCCTGGCGACCTGGGGAAGCTGGCTCTCATGATTGGCTGAGTAGTAGCCGATGAACGAACTGCGCCAAGCGACAGCGTTGGCGACAGACGCCGAGCGTCGCCGACCGCTGAGCGGTAGCTCAAGCGGGCACGGGCTTGGCCTGCTTCAACGACCGCCGACCACGCACCGGCCTTGTCGCGATCCGCGGCGCTGGCTTCGGCTCGATGACGGCCTCCGGCTCCGGCGGGCGGCGCTGGCCCAGCCCGGTTCGCCGGGCGATCTCGGCGCGCTGTTCGGTGGATGCCGCGGCGACCATCGGGTAGTCGCGGCCGAGGTCGAACGTCTCGCGGTAGGCCGCAGGCGTCAGATCATGGGCTGTCTGGAGGTGGCGGCGCAGCGACTTGAACGGCCTGCCGCAGACCAGGCAGATCAGATGATCGTGGCGGACCGAACGGCGGACGGCCACGGCGGGCTCCGGCTTGGCTGGCGCTGGCTCCAGTTCATGACCAAGACCGTTCAGTTCCTGACCGACATCGATGATGAGCTTGCCAAGATCAGTGATCGCAATGTCGTGGTGACTGACATAGGCTGAAACGATTACCGCCGTCAGTGCGGGGATCGAGACTTCCTTGATGTCCTCGTTCATCATGTTCTTTCGAGAATGGCAATTGGATGCTGATCCGTACGAGGATGATCAGACTTCAGCAAGTGTCATTTTGGATCAAACGGCATGAAACAGGGTCGAGAGCGGCGGAATGGCAATCGCGTTGTTCGCGTGCGAGTGATCTGATCGACTATGCTTGATTCAGCGCCGCCTTATCGACAAGCTCGATGCTCTCGACCACGGGCGCCATGGGCTCGGCCGCATCGAAGTACGAGGCTGCCTGCTCGACCTGGAGGACCTCCGGGAACTCCCGCTCGTGGTTGGCCGGGCAGTAGCCGAGGTGCATCATGGCGACGAACTGCACGGCGACCGAACCGGCGTGGTCCGGGGTCTCGGCCTGAATGACCAGGGTGGCGTAGTGCTCGTCGTCGTAGGCGTGGACGCGGTAGAGCCGAACGGCTGGACACTGCGCGCTCACTTCAGTTCGGCTTCTGCTGGCAGTGGCTGTGGATCAGCCGGGCGACGAGATCGTCGTCGGCCTCGCCGGGCAGGCGCAGCTTGCCGAGGTTGGCCATGACATGATCCTCGATCGGCACGAGCCAGGTGCCGTCCGGCTGCTTGGTCCCGGTGCTGTCGAAGTCCGGTGAGGAGAGCTCGGCCACCATGCGGTAGGTGGTATCGCTGAGGCGGATGATCGGCATCGAGGCAATTCTCCGGATGATCGGCCCCGACCACCGGGGCCTGCTACGAGCCTGAGCCCCACCGGGCCGACCCGGCGGGGCGGCAGTGCCGAGATGATGACCGGCGGTCGCCGGCTAGTTCTCCTCATTCGTCTGCTGGTTGGCGGGCGTCGTCATGGGCCCGCCCGGGTTAGGGGCGTGGAGGTTCGCGAGGTCGGGGTCGGCATCGAAGGTGAGCCCCGCCGCGTAGTCGACGATCAGGTCGTGCAGAAATTGTGACGGTTTCTTGCGTTCCGCCGCCGCCATTCGCTGCAGTAGCAACTCCGCTCGGGGGCTTATCCTGTGGACGGCCATGTCAGTCGCTCCTCAACGCTCCGCTCGGTGGTCGGTGATGCGGATCCTCGGCATCCGTCACGCACTCCCGGTGAGGCGGTACACCCGCCGGTTCTGATGATCCTTCGCCGAGGTGATCTCGAGTCCGAGCTTCTTCTTGAGCGCGCCCGCGATGGCGCCGCGGATGGTGTGCTTCTGCCAGCCTGTGGCTTCGGCGATCTCGTCGAGGTCGGCCCCTTCGGGCCGGCGGAGCAGGGCGATCAGCATCGCCTGCTTGGTGTTCGCGCGGGGCTGCGGCTTGGACGCGTGCTCGGGTGCGACCTGCTTGGCGGCTTCTGCCTCGACCGCGGCGACCACCTCGGCGGGGCCGGCCGTCGCCCGCTCGCCCTCGGTGATCTCGGCCAGCCAGTCGGCCGGGCTGATCCGGCCGTCGAGCAGGCCGGGCGCCGCTTCGAGGATGGCGTCGGCGGTCAGGCCCAGGCCAGCGGCTCGCTTGCCGATCGCCACCAGCGCCTTGTCGCGATTGGCCGGATTGCGCGGCTGCCCGTCGAGGGCGGAGAGGATGGTGGCGAGCTCGGTCTTGGAAAGGTTGCTCGGCATGGTCGGCGTCTCCGGATCGTTTGGGCCGCACCCTTGCGGCTCCTACGACCCCGAGCCCCGGCTGCGATGCAGCGCGGGGCGGTGGCTCGGGACGGCTGTTTCAGATCAGCATCTCGAGCAGGTCGATCTCGACCTTCAGCAACTCGGACTTCCGGGCGTCGCGGCATCGCAGGTAGGCATCGGTCAGGGCGTCGACATGCCCGGCGATCACCCGGTCGGTCGCGAAGGGGTTGCCTTCTTCGCGGTTGCGGCGGAGGCGCCGGGCGTCGTGGATCAAGGGCATCGGGTTGCGCGGCATGGGGGCATCCTTGTTCGCGTGGATCGGCCGGCTCAGGCGGCGTGCTCACCCTCGCCGAAGGCCATGTCGGTGATCCGCTTCAGCAGGTCGGCATGGTGCCCGAGGGCACCGACATCGCCCCAGGTGATCGTGTCCGGGTCGACCCCGAAGTGGTCATCGCTGAGCGCCTGGAGGCGGGTCGATCTCGGCCTTCTTCGCGACGAAGGCGGCGAGCGCCTTCTCCTGGGTGCTGGTCTTCGGGGTGATCATCTCGCGATCTCCGCGGCTCGTTGGCCTGGGTGCATGAATCGCTTCAATCGGCGCGTGTATCCAGTAGAATATCGCTCTACCGACCGAGATTAAGTTATTGACCTGGAACGCTGATCGCCATGCGAGCCACGAGTAATCGGCAGCTCGCTGCGACCCTCGGCGTCAGCGAGACGGCGGTCAGGAAGGCGCTCGCCGCGGGCCGGATCAGCCGCGATGCGGACGGCGGCTTCGACGTCGCCACGGCGAAGCGCCAATGGGCCGGCAATACCGACGCGGCACAGCAACGACGTCGACCCGGCACTCGGTCGCCGGCGCTGAAGCCGGTGCCGGCCACAGCCGTGGACAATGTCCGCGACACACTGCGGGATCAGGGAGGAGAGCCCGTCGGCGGCTCGCCGAGCTTCCTGCAGGCGCGCACCGCCAACGAGGTTCTGAAAGCGCAGGAGCGCAAGCTGCGCTTGCAGCGGCTCAAGGGCGAGCTGGTCGACCGGGCCCGGGCGACCGCACAGGTGTTCACCCTGGCGCGGCAGGAGCGCGACGCCTGGGCGCAATGGCCGGCCCGGGTGGCGGCCGATCTGGCCGCGGCTCTCGGCCTCGAGACGCACACGATGCAGACGGCGCTCGAGACGGCCGTCAAGGCGCACCTGACTGAGCTCGCCGATCTCGAGCCACGGCTCGATTGAGCATCAATCCCGAGGATGAACGCTGCATGCGACGCTGGCTCGCCACCAATCTGATCGGCACGCTGCGCGACGCCCTGGTGGGCGGCATCGTGTTGGTCGTGCTCCTGCAATCGCTCGCCGGCCTGATCGGCTGAACGCCGCACCGTGCGCCTCGACGACTATGACGGTGCCAGGGCGATCGCTGCAGCCTGGGCGGACGGGCTGCGTCCCGATCCCTCGCTCACCGTCTCGGCCTGGGCCGACAAGCACCGGGTGCTGAGCCCGAGGGGCGCCAACGAGGCCGGTCCCTGGCGCACCACCCGAACGCCGTACCTGAAGGAGATCATGGACCATCTCTCGCCGTCGCATCCCTGCCAGCGGGTGGTGTTCATGAAGGGGGCTCAGACGGGCGGGACAGAGGCAGGCAACAACTTTCTTGGATACATCATCCACCATGCCCCCGGCCCGATCCTGGCCGTCCAGCCGACGGTGGAGCTGGCCAAGCGATTCAGCCAGCAGCGGGTCGAGCCGCTGATCGAGGCCAGCCCGATGCTGCGGGAGCGGATCGCGCCGGCGAGATCGCGGGACTCGGGCAACACGGTGCTGAGCAAGACCTTCCCCGGCGGCATCCTGGTGCTGACCGGGGCCAACTCGGCTGTGGGCCTGCGCTCGATGCCGGCCCGCTACCTGTTCCTCGACGAGGTCGACGCCTATCCGCCCTCGGCGGACGAGGAAGGCGACCCGGTGGCCCTGGCCGAGGCCAGGACCCGGACCTTCGCCTGGCGGCGCAAGGTGTTCCTGGTCTCGACCCCGACCATCAGGGGCACGTCGCGGATCGAGCGCGAGTACGAGGCGTCGGATCAGCGCCGCTACTTCGTGGCGTGTCCCCATTGCGGCCACGCTCAGTTCCTGACCTTCGAGCGGCTCCGCTGGGAGAAGCGCCGGCCGGAGACCGCGGCGTACCAGTGCGAGGGTTGCGACGAGCGGATCGAGGAGCGGCACAAGACGAGCATGCTGGCCCATGGCGAGTGGCGGGCGACGGCGACCTCGGCCGATCCGCTGACGGTCGGGTTCCACATCTCCAGCCTCTACTCGCCCCTCGGCTGGCTCTCCTGGGAGCGGATCGCGCGGGAGTGGCTGGCGGCACAGGGCTCCGACGAGGCGATCCGCTCCTTCAAGAACGGGGTCCTGGGTGAGACCTGGATGGAGAGCGGCGAGGCGCCGGATTGGCAGCGCCTCTATGATCGCCGGGAGACCTGGCCCGCCGGCACCGTGCCCGAGCGTGGCCTGTTCCTCACCGCCGGCGCAGATGTCCAGAAGGACCGGATCGAGGTCGATGTCTGGGCCTGGGGGCGAGGCCTGGAAAGCTGGCTGGTCGAGCATCTGGTGATCGAGGGCGGACCAGGGAGCGCGACGAGCTGGGCGGCGCTCACCGGTCTGCTGTCACGGACCTGGCCGCATGCATCGGGTGCAACGATGGCGCTGTCCAGGCTCGCCATCGACACCGGCTACGAGGCGCCTGCCGTCTATGCCTGGGCCAGACGGGCCGGGTTCGCCCAGGTGGCCCCGGTCAAGGGGGTGGAAGGCTTCAACCGGGCGAGCCCGGTCTCGGGTCCCACCTTCGTCGACGCCACCGACGGCGGCAAGCGGCTCAGGCGCGGGGCGCGGCTCTGGACGGTGGCCGTCTCGACCTTCAAGGCCGAAACCTACCGCTTCCTCAGGCTCGACCGGCCGACGGACGAGGCGACGGCGGCGGGCGAGGCCATGCCGGCCGGCATGGTGCACCTGCCGTCCTGGATCGACAGCGAATGGGTCAAGCAGCTGGTCGCCGAGCAGCTGGTGACCGTGAAGACCAAGCGCGGCTTCCAGAAGCTCGAATGGCAGAAGCTCCGGGAGCGCAATGAGGCGCTGGACTGCCGGGTGTACGCCCGGGCAGCGGCGTGGATCACCGGGGCCGATCGTTGGCACGAGCGTAAATGGGCGGAGATGGAGCGCGAGCTCGGTGTCGCCGGCACGACGAGCATGCCGAAGAGAGCAGCGCTGCCGCAATCGGCCGAGGCCCGCACAGCAACCGATCAAGGTCGCCGCGCCGACTGGCTCGGTGGTCGGCAACGTAACTGGTTTCGATGATGACCACCTGGACCGAGACCGAGCTCGCGGCGCTGCGCCGCGCCTACGCCTCGGGCACGCTCCGGGTCAGCTATGACGGCCGCAGCGTCGAGTACGGCTCGGCCGAGGATCTGCTAAGGCGCATCCGGCTGATCGAGGGCGAGCTGGCACAGGCCCAGGACCGGCCCAAGCCCCGGCGCAGCTTTGCGTCGTTCAGCAAAGGCTGAGCTTCATGAACTGGCTGGACCGGGCGATCGGTGCGGTGGCACCGGGGGCGGCGCTACGCCGTGCGCGGCAGCGCCAGGCGCTGGGGCATCTCACCCGCGCCTACGAGGGGGCGCGGACCGGCCGGCGGACGGATGGCTGGATGACGGCCGGCACCAGTGCCAATGCCGAGATCGGTCCCGCACTCTCCCGGCTCCGCGAGCGCAGTCGTGACCTGGTGCGTAACAACCCGTACGCCACCAAGGCAGTGCAGGCGCTGGTCAGCAACCTGGTCGGCACCGGCATCATGCCGCGTGCCAGAGCCAGTCGGCAGAAGCTGGTCCGCGATGCCGACAGCCTGTGGCAGCGA